ATTACGACTAATGAAAATGGTGTACAAGAAATAGCTGTTAGAGGAATACCACCAGTTAAAACAGATAGTCTTGGTCGTAAGTGGATTAGTTGGGTAGATACACCACAAACAGATTTACAGGAAATGGACGTAAACGGTAAATTTGTATTTGTAGGCGTTACCGCTAATGGAGTAATGCCGCAAGTTGCAACTCCTGTTGGTTTACTTGAACCGCATAAAATACAAGCAGCACTTGCAGAAAGCATTCTTATACAAGATAGTCCTTACATACCTGATTACGCATTAGCTTTAGAACTTTTAATATTTATAGTGTCTGTGGTGCTCGTATGGGCGTTTATAAGCTATTTAGGGATAACGTGGGGCGTAAGCTTAGCTTTACTTACGATGGCTTTAACGGGCGTATACGGTTACTACACGATAACCACAGGTCTTTTGATAGATGTTACGTGGTCTTTAGTTTCGCAGTTTATCGCAGGAGCTATAGCTTTTTATTTAAGATTTAGAGAACAATACAAACTTAGACAACAAATTAAAAAACAGTTTGAACATTATCTTGACCCTAGACAAGTTAAACGTTTACAAAAAGACCCTAGCTTATTGAAATTAGGTGGTGAAAAAAGAAGGTGTACTTTCTTGTTCACAGACGTTAGAGGATTCACAGCTTTATCTGAAACACTTTCACCAGAAGAAGTAACTTCGATAATGAATAAAGCATTAACAATACAATCTGATGCAGTACAAAAATATGGAGGAATGGTAGACAAGTATATTGGCGATGCTATGATGGCAATATTTAATGCACCTATGGATTTAAAACATCACGAACAAGTAGCTGTGAAATGTGCAAAAGAAATACAAGAAAATATAATAAACGCTGATATTGGTGTAGAAATTGGTGTAGGTGTAAATACAGGTGAAGCGGTTATAGGCAACATGGGTAGTGATACTAGGTTCGATTATTCAGCCATAGGAGATGCTGTTAATACCGCTGCTAGACTAGAATCAGCAACTAAAGAAGCAGGTGTAAACATACTAATAGGGAAAGAAACAGAGCTTTACTGTGGTATAACACTAAGACCGTTAAAACCAATAAAAGTAAAAGGTAAAGAAAAACCTTTAAAAATATACACTTTTTGATATATAATCAATATATCAGCTATTGTGCTGCAGCTTACGGGGTGAGCTTTAACTCGCAAATACGTGTAAACACGCTGGAGAACCAATGACTGGAGTAGATAAAAAGACATATCTAAAGAAAAAAGGGAGTCGTTCTGACTTCTATATTTACACGTCTAAAGGAAAGAAACAAAAAACTAGGAGCCGCTTCTAGTGAGTAAAGCATTAGTTAAAAATCCTGAACTATCGTATCAGGAAGCTTGCGAGTTTTTCGATTATAAAGAAAACAAAATAAAATTTCAAAACAAAATAAAAAAGTTTGAAGCAGCGATTACTAAACACTGCGAAGAAAACAACAACCAAGAACTAAGTAATCAAATAACAGGTCAAACCGAAGGAGCTGTTACGCATAACTTTGCAGATGGTCAGTATATAAGACAAATAGTTATGCCTAAAAATTTACTAGTTTCAACTAAAATACATTCTAAAAACCATCCTTTCTTTATTATGAAAGGTGAAGCATCTATTTATAGTGATAAAGGTGTAGAGCGTATAAAAGCACCTTTTCATGGAATAACTGAAGCAGGTACAAAAAGAGTTTTATATATACACGAAGAATGTACATTTATAACAGTACATAGAACAGATTGTTTAAATATTGATGACGTTGTAAACGAAATAACCGTTGATGATTTTTCTAAACTAAAATTAAAAGGTTTCGATGTAAAACAAATAGATAAAATTATAGAGGATTTAACATGAGTTTAGGAGTAATAGCAACATTAACAGCGGTAGGCGTTGCAACTAATGTTATAAGTAGAAAAATTGCTGGCGATCCTGATATGCCTGCACAAATTGGTAGTGGTACTTCTCCTTCATTAAGTCCTGGACCTGAAATGGACATAGCTCCTGTTGCAGGTAGCGAAGTACAAGAGTTTGGAGATTTTCAATTTGAAAACCTAGCCAAACCTGAGGACGGTCAACAGGAAATGATATTAAACCAATTACAGCAAGCAGGGGTAGACGTAGCTGATTTAGATCAATACGGTCTTGCAGGTATGGCTGTAGGTGGTTATCTAAATAGAGCTAACGGCGGTAACATAAACTTAGGGATAGGAAATCTAACTGGCGAAGATGACTTACTTAAAGCATTACAAGAAGCAGGTCTTGTTTCTGCAGACGCTCCTGAAATGACAACAGGTGTTTTAGACGTAGATTTTTCTGAAATAGAAATGCCTGATCCTGAAGACTTGATGGAAGAACAGATGTTTGCGGATTTGAGTCCTGAAATAACTCCTCCAGAACTTCCTGAAATGGAATTAAGTAGATTGGAAAAAATGGAACAATTTATAGAGGGTCAAGACCCTATGGTTTCTGCTGCGATGTATAAAGGATTAGGAGACATAGGAACAGCAATATTCCAAAGATTATTAGGCGGGAAAGATAAACCTAGAGGAAGTTTAGTTAAAACTGAAACACTTCCTGGAAACGCAGCTAGAAGAAGATCAAAATTAAAAATGAATCCTATAGGTGGTTCAACTGTTACTTTTGCTAACGAAGGTACAGCATTACAAAAATCTATGGATATAAATGAAATTATTGAAATGTTAGCACAAAGTAATACACAAAGAGGAAGAGACATATCCGACAAAGATAGAGAGTTTTATTCACAACTTTTAGAAGGGGCTACAGAAACAGACGTAGCTAATCTTTTAGCACAAAGTAATACACAAAGAGGTAGAAGTATATCCGACAAGGATTTAGAATTCTACAGGTCTATAGCACAAGGAATGGAAAATGGTGGCAAAGTATTACAAAGACCTATGTTTATGCCTCATGGTGGTGCTATGCACGGTCCAGGAGGTCCTAAAGATGATTTAATTCCTGTTATGGCAAGTAACGGAGAATATATGTTATCGAAAGCGGCAGTCGATGCAGCGGGCGACGGTAGTCATGCTATGGGTATTGCTAGATTAGATGCATTTAATAAAGCAGGTAATAAGAGATATGGCTAGTAGAGAAGAACAAGAATATTCCAGTCAAGCCCCCGCCCCGTATATAGGGCAATTTTTACAACAGGATATATTCCCGTTTGCACAACAGTTTTTAAGACAACAATTTAGTCAATTGGGTGAAGCGGATTCTAGTCCGTTTACGTATACAGGACAAAGGGTAGCGGGTTTCGACCCTAGAGAACTCTATGGTATGCAACTTGCAGACCAAGCGATTGGTAGTTATAGACCGTATTTAGGAGCACAAGCAGGTTTATTAGACGAAGCAGCAGGTATTTCTAGAGGCTCTCTCATGAGAGGTCAAGACGAAATATCTAGGGGACTTGGTGCGGGTAGAGGATTATCTGCATTAGGAGCAGGGATTACACAAGACGCAAGATTTGATCAATCAGGTAGAGGACTTATAGAAGGTGCTAGATTTGGTCAATCAGGCAGAGATTACCTTAGAGGAGGAGTTCCTTCTTTTGGGGAAGCTCAACAGTTAACAAGAGCAGGAGCACCTAATTTAGACTTAGCTAGATTAGAAACAGCTTCAGCACGACCAGATTTTAGAGGAGCAAGGAGAGGACTAAGTAGAGCAGAACAAGCAGGTTATGGTTCTACAGGTCGTTTTGATCCTAGAGGAATAGGAAGTTTTTATAATCCGTTTGAAGAAGATGTAGTACAACAAACATTAAAAGATGTTAGAGAAGGTTTAGCTAAAAGCGACATGGGGCTTAGAGATGAAGCTGTTAGTGGTGGTGCTTTTGGTGGTGCTAGATCAAGAATGAGACGTGAAGAATTAGCAGCAGACATAGGAAGAGGAGCAGCAGAACAAATAGGAGCTATTCGTAGTGGAGGTTATCAAGACGCAGCTAATAGAGCACAACAAGCATTTGAATCACAACAAGCTAGACAAGCAGGTTTTGCTGGGTTACAAGCAGGGTTAGCAGGACAAGAAGGAGGCTTCGCAGGACAAGAAGGTTCTGCAGCACTAGCCAGAGGAAGACAATTCGGAGACCTTTCTACAACAGAAGCTCAAAACGCATTAAGCAGAGCAGCACAACTCGGTAGTTTAGAAGCACAACAAGCACAAGCTAAATTAGCAACAGGTCAAGCATTAAATGCTTCGGAACAAGCAGCAGTTGATAACGCACTAGCTAGGGGTCAAGCTTTAAATACATTAGACCAACAACAATTCACTAATCAATTACAACGTGGAGCACAATTAGGTTCTTTAGGACAACAACAGTTCGGTATGGGTTTACAAGGTGGTCAAGGATTAGCAGGACTAGGTCAACAAACAGCAGGTGCGTTAAGTGGTTTCGGTGGTCAATACGGCGGTATGGCTAGTTTATTACCACAACTACAACAACAAGATATTCAATCAATGATGGGTATGGGTGGATTAGGTAGAGGTAGACAACAGTCGTTAATGGACTTAAATTACCAAAATTTTGTTGGTCAATACAACTTACCTATGCAAACATTACAAAACGTTGGAGCACTTACAGCTTCTCTTGGACCTATGGCAGGTGGTTTTGGTTATGCAGGCGGTACACCAAATACTTTAAGTCAATACGGTCCAGTCGGTGGAATGGGCGGAGGTATAGCAAGTATTCAACAACCTCCATCATTCCAATATCCTTTCACGAACCTTCCTGGACTAGGAGGAATGTACGGTGGCTAACGGTAATAGAGGTATAGGAGGGTTTTTACCTTTTCCAACTTTTGGGGGTCCTAAAGAAGGTTTAGGAATCACCCCTGTTAAACTAGCCCCGACACAAATGAGGTTTCCAACGGCTCGTGGACCTGTAAGACGTACACCTGAACCTGAATTAAAAGAGACACTAGCTCCTCTTTTACCTATAGCAGTAGAGGGGATTATGGGGTTGTTTAAAGGTAAGCCTGAAACTATGACTGACGCACAATATTTAGAAAGTATTGGTGGATTAAGTGAGGGAACTAATTTAGATGATGTGTTAAGTAATCAAAGAAAAATGGCACAACTAGACGCATATAGACAGTTTGGCGAACCTGAAGAAAAAGATAGATTTGGCATGGACGAAATTATTAATATGATTATAGGTAGTCAAATGGGTAGAGGAGCAAAAGATTATGCCGCTACTTCTTTGGCTATAGATAAACAAAAAGAAACGTCTAGACTAAGTAAAGAAACAAGCAGAGCAGCGTTTTTAAAAGAAGCATTAAAAGATGTAAACAATTTGCAATATAAAACATTTGAAGATGTGGATAAAGCTAGGTTAGGTATTAGTGATTATCGTAGCGGTTTTGTTGATCCTAGAGGAGAGAGTTATGTAATGAATGATGATAAATCAGGATACACAAACATTCGAGAACTAGAAGGTAACTGGATAGAACAAAAGTATAAACCAACACAATCATTAGCTACTCAATTAAAAGACCCACGTTTAGTTGATTTAAGTAAAAAAGATGGAGAGCTAAACGCTAAAGATACTGCTTTATTAGGAACAATGACACTTACTAACGAAATGGTTAGAATGCTTGATAAGGGTATAGCAGATCCTACTCAA